TCCGAAGAACCATACTCCTAGCATTGCAGCACGTCCTTGTGCTTTGAGAAAGATTGCTTCGTTTGTCATTAGAATATACCTGGAATGATTTGACCTGTGGTAGCGTATGCTCCGAAGGCAGCAACGAATCCAATCATTGCCATCCATCCATTAAACTTTTCTGCTTCTGGTGTCATTGTTGTAACTCCTTTCGTTAGATTTGTAATAGGGTTAGAAAGTTCCTGCTGTGCAGGGGTGTAAGAGACCTTGATATCTTAAAAAATACCTGGTATAACTGCTCCGAATAGGATGTAGTTATGTACGAGTGCGAAGAATCCAATCATCGCTAGGCGACCATTGAGTTTCTCTGCGTGAGGACCATATCCTTCGTAGTCTTCTACGTAAGACATAGGTGGTTCAGAAGCAAAGATGTTTTGCTTACCGTACTCAGTAGTTGTGTACCTCTTCATGTTGTTTGATGAAGTTGTCATTCGTTTGTTAAGAAACGTAACATAATTATATAGTAAATCTAAAGTTCTGTCAAGAGGTACGGTCTATAAAGATTGCTTATCTCACCCATAAGCAATAAAAAAGGGGGGATTACCTCCCCCCTTAAATTAATACACTTTGTCACTATGAGCAACTGTCATACCGTGAAACACCATCTAGTTTATAGTCTATTGGGAAAGACTAGAGAACTATCTTCTCATCATCCTCATGTTCAGGAACTGTAAGAGTATCAGTACCTGTATTGAAAGTGATAGTATCATCACTAAAAGCAGAAGGGAAGGTTATGGGTTGCATTCCATCAAATGCTAGATCATTCACTGTATAATTAACACCAGTGATAGTATCAGTATTAATATCGAGACTTATTTTATCTCGATCAAGTTGCTTTGCAATCGATTTAATACCTTGATAATGTTTCCAGATTTCACTCTGTGTACTTGCATCAATGTTGTTTTCCATAGCATCCTTGACACAATTTTCAAGTGCTTGTATTGCTGTTAGATAAGGGTTCATAGTAAATCGTTTAGTAACTTGTTGAAGTATGTATCTGTGCAGTAGTCTTTTCATTCTCAAGATCTGCATACTTATGTAACTGATCTATAATAATATCAATGATTGCTTCTTCCACCTCTTCATTTCTTTTATAAGAATCAATGTTCATGTGAGAAAGCATTAGACTACCCTCAGATTATAACAGACTCCTAATGGAGCGTCAACTATTTAGTGTGTCGGTGTTAAAATAATCCTTTCTCATGTACCTACCAAGTATATTTGAATTATAAAACGCTGGTGATCCATCACTCATTGCTTCTGTAAGTACATTATTTAAAAATAATTGTCGGGTCTCTTCAAAGTTTGTAAGACCCTTAGATTTATGAAGACTTAAGATTTCTCTCTTGAATAATCCGTTCCCAAGTAACTTTCTATCTCTTTTAAGTTCTTCAGAGCTTCCATAGTACTTCTTCCAGTCACTCTCAGACGTAACCCTTCTCTTACCACCTCTAGGTTTACGAGACTGTGTGAAATACTTTCGTCCGATATATTTCTTGTTCGATTGCAAATTTGTAATGCAGTAGACGAAACCGAAGAAACCGTTAATGTCGTTAGAAGTAAAAGTTGTACCCTGATAGGTCCAGGGGTTCTCATAACTTCCTTCCAAAGTCTTTTTATCTTTTTCATTAGTCACACTCTCCGTCTTCATCATTAATTTGGGCGTAGGATTTTATTCCGTCGCCACTATCTATACGATAAGCAGAGGTGTCTGAATAAACTTCAGACTTTATCTCTGCTATTGCTCGTTCTAGATCTGCTATCAATGTTTTTAAATTTCTTTTTTCCATGACTCACTCCCAATACTCGTCTAGTCTTTCCAAAACATTTGTTAGAATCCTTTGTGCTGCTCCTCGTTGTCTGTCATCCCATTCAGGATACCAGTGCTTTTCATAGAGACCTGTCTTCATCCTATTGATGTAAGCAACCATGTCAACTTTACTCAGTCGTCCGTTCACTTAACCACCCACCAATTTTTGCCAGTCTTCATCAAACTTCTCTAACCCCTTGTCAGTGAGAACATGCTTATAGAGTTGGTAAAAAATGGGAACCGAAATAGTACATATATCAGCTCCCACTCTAAAAGCATCGGTGACCTGAATAGGTTCTCTGATAGAAGCGGCAAGAACTTCTGTTTTGATTTGGTGAGTAGCGAATACATCTGCGATCTCCTCAATAAGGTGTCTTCCATCCCAGTGTTGATCATATACACGTCCAACAAAAGGAGAAACATAAGTTGCTCCTGCTTTTGCTGCTAGTATTGCTTGTGCTGCTGAGAATATAAGTGTTACGTTCACATGAACGTCGTTCTCTGTTAGTGCCCTACATGCTTTTAGTCCTTCAACTGTGCAAGGTACTTTGATTGTAATGTTTGGTCCGATCTCCAGATACTCTCCTGCCATTTCAAGCATTTCTTCAGCAGTATCTCCAACTACTTCAGCAGATACTGAAGCATGAAAAGGAAATATCTCTGAGATCTTTTTGATTACTTGCTTAGGATCATCTCCCGCTTTCAACATCAGAGTAGGATTTGTAGTAACTCCGTCGATTAATCCTGTCTCAAATGCATCTGCAATAAGGTCTGGGTCAGAACAGTCCAGAAAGATTTTCATGACTCTCCTGTATAGGTTATAGTATATATTAGCACATAAAAAAGAGGGGTACAACCCCTCTCAGTATTTCAACACATTAGAATGTGATTAGGCAGCGACTAATTTCTTAGCAACTTTGACACCACGATACATTAGATCGAAGTTTCTCTGTTTTGCTGCAGCTTGTACCGCTTCACGGTACTCGTCAGAGTCGTACTTGACTCCACGATAAGTGACTTGTGCCATTGTGTTACTCCAAAGTAGTAGGGATTGTAGCCCCGTTCCTTCAGTCAACTTTTGCGTCCCATGTACATTCCAATCCCATTAATTCTACAAGATGAGTCTTATAGATTTCAACTATATCTGCCCTCGTAGAGGAAGATAAGTCTCTCCGTGCATTAACTCTGTCTATCTTTTCAGATATGTCAGAGCATGTAATAGCAGCAGCGATTAGGAATTCCATACTAGGATGAACGTGTCCGTTCCGAGTCGGCTTACTTGCGTCCCTTTTGGGATGAACGTAATGTCATGATAGCATGACATAATTATTTAGTCAAGTAATTGAATAAAATGTGTACTTAAGAAACAGTTCTTCCCCCTTCTTGATTGGTTTAATAGTCTTCATGTGATAGATCTTTCCCCAATCCTCTTGCTCATACCATTTGACACAGTTAGGATCTTCACTATGATTTACGAATCCACCTAAAGGAGTTCTCATAATATCTTCATCCACCACAACGTGAGAGATACCAAGATACATCATAGACTCGATATCTTCCTTAGCAAATAGTCCTTGTCCTGCGACAGGACTATCTTTAACATGTAATTCTGGTGGAAGTGCTCTATACATTAGAAACTAGACTCATCCTTTCCTTCTCTTTGTTGCCAAAGATGACGTTCCATCTCCCACATTGCTTCTGCTGTACCTCTTGGCAATTCATGCTGACCTGCTTTGTCTAGTAACTTATCATACTCCTCAGCACTATCAGTAATTGCTTTCTTAAGTTCCTCCAAATCCCACTCTGGTTCAGAGGGAGAATCCTGCAAAGGAGTCTGACTTGACATCTTGTTTGATTCCTCCAACGACATAACTTTCAATCTCCGTTTCTTGTGGTGCATTTTGCTGACCCTTAGAATTGAGCCAGTGCTCTGTCCAAGGCAGTGGATTATTTCTAAGGGGTTGATCGTATATAGGTTTCAAACCTATTGCTTTCATTCTCCTGTTAGCAATCCACTCAACATAATTGTGTAGTAATCTTTCATTCAATCCTATCATACTACCTTCTTTAAACAAATAGTTTGCCCATGCCTTCTCTTCATCGACACATGTCTTAAACATTTGTTCAACAGTTTCCTGTTCTTCTTCTGCAATTTCTTTCATCTCTGGATCATCTTTACCTTCAGTCCAGTTCTTCAATATCTGTTGGGTAAGAACCAAGTGCTGACTTTCATCCCTAGCAATAAGAGATAAGATTTTAGCTGATCCTTCCATGAGTTTATTCTCACCAAAGGCAAAGGAACAAGCGAAGGATACGTAGAATCTAATTCCTTCAAGGATGTTAACATTTGCAACTGCTTTGTATAGGTATCGTTTAAGATCTCTTCTTGTCCATTCTGCATTGATGTGCTCCTTCCATTCTGGTCTCCAGTGATTGCTTTGATCATATTCATGTGCATAATTAATAAAGTCATCATAAGATTTTGTAACAGACTCTGCTCTTGAGAGAATGTTTTCATCAGTAAGGATGTGATCTAAAACATCTGAAGGATCTGCATATACATTTTTAATAATATATGTGTATGATCTACTATGA